CCTCAAGCGCCTGAATTGATGGACATGGCTCGGGCAAAGGCTCGGGGCGCATGGGTGGTGGTGGACTTCTGTGATGATCATTTTGATTGGATGCACTACCAAGAGGCGCTGCGTCTGGCTGATGCGGTGACTTGTCCAACCACCGAAATGGCAAAAAGAATTAAAGAACTGGGCAAGGATGCTATTGTCATTCCTGACCCTTATGAGTACCCCGAGATGCCACCGCACTGTAATGGGGTCAATTTGCTATGGTATGGGCATCATGTCAACCGTGAAAGCCTAAAACGCATACTGCCTGAGATTGAGGGTTATCCCTTGCGGGTGGTGTCAAACTTTGATGGTGCAATTCCTTGGTCGCATGAGACCATGCTGAAAGAATTTGCCCAAGCCGATATTGTGGTGATCCCTGCCACAGCTCCTTACAAGAGCGCAAACAGGGCAATTGAGGCAATCAGGCAAGGGTGTTATGTGGTTGCAGAACCGCATCCAGCTTTGAAAGATTTCCCCATCTATATCGGCAACATCAAAGAGGGCATCGAATGGACAACACAGCAGAACATGAACGAACTCATTTCCAAGGCGCAGAGGTTCGTGAGGGAAGAATTCTCGCCAGCAACACTGATCGACAAGTGGAAGACAGCTACGAGACGGCCTACAACCTCGGATGCGGCTCAAAAAAATGGGACGGTTGGATAAACGTTGACCTGCATTCAGACATTGCAGACATCCAGTGCGACCTTAGAAAACTAGAATTGGCAACCGATTCAGCCGATGCGGTGGCTGCAATCCACGTTCTGGAACATTTCTACGAGTGGGAGGTTTACGACCTGCTGACCGAATGGAAGCGGGTTTTAAAGCCAGGCGGCAAAATGATCTTAGAGTTGCCCTGCATGGATAAGGTGTTTGCTTACGTCCACAATTGCGTTGTCAACAAAGAGCCGCTACAGCCGTTTATGACCTTAAATGCGTTGTATGGTGATCCTAAGTACAAGTCAGAAGCAATGTGCCATCACTGGGGATGGTTTCAGCGTCCATTGAGGGATATGCTGGAAACCGTAGGAATGCAGAACATTGAGTTCCATGAACCTCGATACCATTTTCCATTTCGTGACATGAGGGTGGAATGCTTAAAGGGGTCTTAACCAACGCCGAGCGCCATGAGCAAATGTCAAAAGCAATTCATTTGCCGCTGCTCAAAAAAAAGGGCAAATTCAACAATCGGCGCATGACCATTGCGTGTTACGGGCCAAGCCTTGCCGATACGTGGAAGCAGCTCCAGCGTCCAATAATGACAGTCTCAGGGGCGCACGATTATCTGGTGGAAAGGGGTGTAATCCCTGATTTTCATGTGGATTGTGACCCCAGACCGCACAAAGCTCAGATGTTGAAAAAGCCTCAGAAAGAAACAAAGTACCTGATGGCCTCAGTTTGTCATCCAGACTTTTGGGAAACCCTCAAAGGAAAAAATGTTAAGGTATGGCATCTGGTGAACGGGAACGATTTTGAAACGGTGGCATGGGTCGCCCAAAATCACCCGCAGGGAATGGAAAGCCTGATAGGTGGTGGTTCAAGCGTGGGAATGCGTGCAATGAATGTTTCGGCGGCTTTAGGGTTTCGCCGGTTTGACATCCACGGCATGGATTGTTCATTTGTAAATAACCGCCACGCAGGTGCTCATACTGGCAAAGATCAGACTAAAATCATGGTCAGAGTTGGTTTGAGAACTTTCCAAACGACACAGCAGATGCTCCAAGCAGCGATTGAAATGGAAAATTTCATAGAAACGCAGGACGCTGAAGTGGTGTTTTATGGTGATGGTCTAATGCAGGAAACTGCTTTCAAACTCAGGGAATTAGCATGAAAAACGAAGTAGCAGGTTGGACAAACGAAAGCTGGATGGAAGACAACCGAGGCAAGATGGCGGTGTTTTTCTACACCAAGCAGGTGCAAAACTCATTTAAGACGGCACAGGAAAACCGCCCGATCTTTGATGAAAAGATTTTCTTAAAGAAACTTGTGCCTGGTGACTCTACATTGGTGGTCGACCGTCCAATGCGTCCGACCGACGTTGAAGATTACCCAATTGAGTGGGCGCGGTTTGAGCAAAAGAAAGAAAACCGTGTCTCTGGTACTCCGCTGGATGCTTGGTCTATTTTGAGCGACACCCAAAAAGCCGAATTTAATGCTTTGCACATTTTTACAATTGATCAGTTTGCACAGCTTCCTGACTCAGTGGGCAACAAGATCATGGGCTTTAATGATTTGCGCGACAAGGCTCGCACGTTCATTTTGGCGGCAAAAGACTCTAAGCTGATGGACAACGTAAGGGCTGAGACTGAGAAAGTCATGCAGACTCAGGCTGCTGAAATTGCTCAGTTGCGTGAAATGATTAACGATTTGACTGCCAAAAAAGGCAGACCACGAAAAGAAACCGTAGAGGAATGACATGAGCTACACACTGTTGCAGTTGGTCGATCAGATGTCGGCAGAGCTGGGTCTAACCCAACCAGCGACAGTGATTGGCTCATCGAATAACCAGACCATCCAGATTCTTGCTTTGGCTAACCGGCTGGGCAAGGATTTGGTCAGAGACTTTGAGTGGCAACGTCTGGTTCAAGCATACATCTGGCAAACACAGGTTGCTGTGAGCACCACGGGAAATATTACGTCTGGATCAAGGGTCATCACAAATATCCCTACCACTGCGGGTTTGGCGGTTGGTAATGTGGTCACAGGCACGGGTCAGACACCGTATGCTGAGATTCTGACGATTGACAGCAGCACGCAGGTCACGCTGAATGCGCCGGTTGCTACGTCTACATCTTCGGTTTCAATGACGTTTGCTAAGCAGGACTATGACCTGCCAGGCGGGTATGACCGCATGATCTCGGATACCAACTGGGACAGAACAGACCACTGGCGCAACCTTGGAACGAAGTCATCTCAGGATTGGCAGTTCTTGCAAGGCGGCATTATCTCCATTGGCCCGCGTGAACGGTATCGGATTTACAACAATAAATTCCGCATTTTCCAAGCACTGACCACGGTTTATAACTTCTCTTTTGAGTATGTGTCGAACTGGTGGGTATGTGCTACAGGCTCAGATCAAGGCTCAAAAGCAGCGTTTACGGCAGACACAGACACCTGTGTATTCCCTGATGACTTGATGCTTGCCGGTTTAAAGTTTTACTTCTTAAAAGCCAAGAAGCTGGACTATTCAATTGAGCTGGGTGAGTTCATGCGGTCGCTTTCATATTGCAAGGCTCAGGATGTTCCAGTGTCTGCAATGTCTTTAGCGCCAGTGGGCATGAACCAACTGGTCGGGCCTTGGAGTGTGCAAGATGGCAATTGGCCTAGTGTTTAAGGAGATGACATGAAATTAGATGGACTGTACGCAAATATTCACGCCAAGCAAGAGCGCATTAAAGCTGGATCAGGCGAAAAGATGAATAAGGTCGGCAGTAAAGCAGCGCCGTCTGCTGCTGACTTTAAACAAGCCGCTAAGACCGCCAAGCCTGAGAAAAAGAAATAAATGCTTAATTCATTTGCCAAAATACCCCGCCAGCAGTCTGCTCAGACAATAACGGTTGCTGCGCCTATTGGTGGATGGAACGCCAGAGATGCGCTAGGGGCGATGGATCCCTTGGATGCGGTGACCTTGCAAAACTTTTGGCCTGGCACGAATTCGGTAATTTTAAGAAATGGTTACACCAAACACGCAACTGGATTGCCTGGCACAGTCCAGACATTAATGGCATACAGCTCGGGTACAACAAATAATTTATTTGCTGCGGCTAGTACAAGTATTTATGACGTTACCTCGCCTGGCGCTGTTGGAGCTGCGGTAGTTACTAGTTTGACAAATGCCAAGTTTCAATATATCAATATGACCACCACGGCGGGGTCTTATTTGATGTGTGTGAATGGCGCAGATAAGCTTAGAATCTACAACGGTACATCTTGGTTTAAAGATGGCGATGGAGTGCCTTACAACATCACGGGGGTGGATACGGCAACCTGTTCAAACATCACTTTGTTTAAAAATCGAGTGTGGTTAATTGAAACAGGCACATTAAAAGCGTGGTATTTACCAATTAACTCAATTGGCGGCGCTGCAACCAGTTTGGATATGTCAAGCCTTGTACAGCAAGGCGGCTACATCATGGCGGGAATGACTTGGACGCTGGATGCTGGTTACGGCATGGACGATTATTTGGCATTTATTACCTCAACCGGCGAAGTAATTGTTTGGCGCTTAACCGATCCAACAACACCATCTGGTATTTCCATGATTGGTATTTATTCTATTGGCGCACCCATTGGGCGTAGATGTTGGACAAAATTCGGTGGAGACTTGCTGATCATCACGCAAGATGGCGTAGTGCCTATGAGTGGCTCATTGCAGTCATCTAGGCTTGATCCAAGGGTGTCTATTACAAATAAGATTCAGTACGCCATGAGCGTGGCTATATCGACCTACGGGGCTAATTTTGGGTGGCAATTGTTGTATTACCCAAAAGAAAATCAATTGATTTTGAATGTGCCAATTGCAACCGGACAAGAACAGCAATATGTGATGAACAATATTACAAAGAGCTGGTGTAACTTTACCGGATGGGCTACAACGTGCTGGGAATTGCACCTTGATGACCCCTATTTTGGGGGCGATGGGTTTGTGGCTAAGGCTTGGAATGGTAATACAGATGATACATCTGACATTGCTGGATTTGGTTTGCAAAGCTTTCAAACATATGGCACAGCCTTGCAAAAGCAATGCAAGATGATTCGCTACCACCTGCAAACAAATGGCTTTCCATCAGTGTATGGAAACGTAAACGTAGATTACAACTTAACAGATGAATCGGCGCAACTTGGATTTTCACCAATTTCGGCTAGTGTTTGGGATACGGGGCTTTGGGATACCGCTTTATGGGGTGCTTCAGTTGTTCCAAGTGCTGAATGGCAAGGCGCTACAAGTATTGGATATTCGTTTGCCCCGCTGATCAAAACAGCCACGCAGGGCATACAATTGCAGTGGGTCGCAACCGATCTGGTATTCGAGGGTGGCGGTGTCCTTTGAGTTAATTACCAATCATTCAGCAGGTCATTGGACGGCTGAACAGACAAAAGGTAAGTATTTCGAGGCAAACAGCCAATCAATCGGATTGAAACAAAACGGCGAGTTTGTTGCCGGTGTGATTTACGAGAATTGGAATGGACGGTCAATCATTTGCCACATTGCCATTTCTGGTCGGTTGACACCGAGATACTTGGCGGTGATTTTTGATTATCCATTCAATGTTTGTGGTGTCAAAAAAATTATTGTTCCAGTAGATGCAACAAACTTAAAAAGTGTCATCTTGGTTGAGAAAATGGGGTTTACAGAGGAAGCCCGAATCAAAGACGGCATGGCTGATGGGGACATGATTTTGTACACATTGGCAAAAGAGAATTGCAAATATTTGGGGGAACGATATGGGAAAAACTGTAAGCCAACCAGCAGCACCTGATTACACGGGTGCGGCAGTTGCTCAAGGTGCGGCAAACTTAGAATCAGCTCGCGCTACGGCAAAGCTATCTAATCCAAATACTTACACGCCATACGGTAGTCAGACAGTAACCTACGAGGGTGATGTCCCAACAGTTACGCAAACGCTGACACCTACGGCACAAAAGACTTTAGAGGCGCAACAAGGCGTTCAATATTCACTTGCCAACCTTGGACAGCAAGGTGCAAACACTGCCAGCAATGTGCTGGATAAGCCGTTTGATTTTGGTGGCCCTGCGGTTCAGACATCACTGGACACAAGCAATGTTGCCAAGATGCCGGTCAATGCAGGCATGACGGGGCAAGAAGCAATCATGCAGCGGCTTGAACCATCGCTAGCAAAACAACGAGTAAGTACAGAAACTCAATTGATCAATCAAGGGTTACGACCAGGCACTGAGGCTTACAACAACGCTATCCAGCTCCTTGGACAGCAAGAAAACGATGCCAGAACACAAGCCGTTACCCAAGGTCTTAACCTTGATATTGGCGCAAATGCTCAAGGCTTTAACCAAGCGGTTCAGCAAGGTCAGTTTGGCAACACTGCACAGCAGCAGGCTTTGGCTGAAGCGATCACACAACGTCAATTGCCGCTGAATGAGATCACGGCGCTGATGTCTGGCTCACAGATTCAAAATCCGCAATTTGGTGCTTACCAAGGCGCTACGGTACAACCAGCGCCATTGTTTCAAGCAACGCAAGCCAAGGGTGCATTTGATGCAAACGCATATAACCAACAGGTTGCACAAGCTAATGCTGCTACAACAGGTATGTATTCATTGGGTGGCGCTGCTTTGGGTGCGCCCACAGGTACATTTACACGTTAACGGGAGACTTTGATGGCTGATGTGAATTTATCCCCATACACCGCTGAACAGCAGGCGATGGATCGCCGCCGCAAAATGGCAGAAGCGATGCAACAACAAGCTATTGCTCCCATTGAAATGCCGACTGTGCCAGGTGCAAAAGTTAGCCATTTACAAGGCTTGGCAAAGCTATTGCAAGGCTACATTGCTGGTAAAAATCTTGATAGAGCAGATCAAGAGCAAAAAGATTATGAATTGGCTACAAATCGAGATTGGGAAAGAATCTTAAACTTACCTTCTGGGCAACAATCACCTCTTAGCCTTACGGGAGATGTTGAAGCAAAGCCAGACCCAAATATACCATTGCCATTGACCGGCAAAGACTTAGGAATGGAAACAGGAACAGGAAGAATCGCTTTGCTGCAAGCTTTAATGCAACAAAAGCAACAACAACAAGCTGCGGCTCAAAGAACGTTAGAAGCTCAACAGCAATACCATGCAGTTGCGCCAGGTGCGTCTTTGTTTCAAGGCGGCAAAGCTGTTTTTACAAATCCTAAAGAATCACCTGTTCGGGAGGTTAAGACTATTGATGCTAATGGAATGCCAGTAACCAAATATATTCCTGAAAGCACATTATTGACTATGGGTAATATTCCAGATCAATACAAAGGATTTGCTGCTGAATTAATTACCGCCAAGAATTTACCGGCAAACATAACAAATGATCCTCAATTGCTTAATTTGGTTGGTTCGCAATTGAATAAAACCGCTGGTCAAGTTACCCCGCAAGATGTTGCCAACTATATGTTAAAAGTGGCTGAAACAAGAGCCAAACTTGGCTACGAGAAAATTCCATTTCCAGAGCAAAAACAATTAACTGAAGCTGGCAATCCTTTAATTCCACCTGTTCAAAAAATTACGACACAAGCTGAAATTGCAGATGCCGCTAAAAGGTCTGGAAAAACAATTCAGCAAGTTACAGCAGATGCAATAGCAAAAGGTTATAAGGTGCAATAATGGCATTATTTGACGAACTTTATGGCAATACAGCGCCTGTTCAAAAACAAAAACCTAAACAAAGCTATACGCCTTTGCAACAGGTAACACCAGATCAATCTGGTCAAATTCAACCAGCTTTAAGCCCAAAAAGCCAAGAAGCATTTAATTTAGAGCAAGCAAAAAGAAATGCTGACCAAGCATCTGCGCCGCCTGGCGCTGCATTTATGGAAAAAGCGCAAAAGCTTAAAGATTTTGAAGGTTACTTGAATGAATATAAAGACGAACTTAAAAAAGATTTAACTGTATTTCCAACTGAAATTCCTTTGGTAATGGGCGCAAAAGTGCCTTTGCCAGTTGGATCGGATACGGCTCGCATGAAAGCCAAGTACAACGCCTTGCTGATGGGTGTAAAAGATGCCTATCAATTGGGTGCTTTGACTGGCCCTGATATGAGTATTGTTGAATCTCAAATTACCAATCCAGCATCCATATCAGGCATTTTTACAAGTCGAGATGCCATGAATGAACAAGTAAAAGTTTTGGATGGTATGTTAAGCAGGGCAAAACAAAACCTTGAATCTTCGTATGGCAAAAAAATGGATTTTGGTGCTGCATCAAGTAGCACAAATCGTGGAAACGATCCACTTGGAATAAGACCAAGGAAACCATAATGGCAACACTTGCAGAGTTTCGCTCTCAAAACCCCGAATACAACGATATGTCAGACGTTGCTTTGGCTGATGCATTGCATTCTACGTTTTACATTGATATGCCAAAGCCTGAGTTTTACAAGCAATTGGGGTTGGTAGGCGCAAACATTCCTGGTGCTGAAAATGTAACCACAATGCAGCCAAAACAGGTATCCATGCAAGACAAGATTTTGGGCGCTGCTGAAGTGCCTTTGACCCTTGGATCAGGATTAATTGCGGGTATGGTTTCACCCATAGCTGGCGCATATGGCGCATTGACAAGCGGCAAGTATGGAACGCAAGAGGGTATCAATGCAGGCGAAAAAACGGCTGCAAATGTTGCTCAAGCAATGACTTATCAGCCTAGAACGGAAACCGCACAAAACACCATGCAATCATTGGCTGGCGTATTAAGCGGTATACCGCCGGTGATTGGGGTTGGTAATGCTGGCATGGCAATGTTGCCAGAGGCGATCAACCAAACAAGGCGAGCTGTTGCACCGGCGGCGGTATCTACTCAGCAACGCATGGCGGCTTTACTTCAACCGAAACAACCGCAAATGATGGGTGGTGGTGCTGCGGCAACTGATCAGGCTTTAGTGCGCCAACAACGAGCTTTGGAACAAAATATTCCATTGACCAAGGGCGAGCAATTACAAGATTTTGGGCTTTTAAAGCGTGAATCTGATTTGCCAAAAGATTATCCGGAATTGGCAAAAGGATTGGCTGAATTTAAACAAAGTCAAAAACAAAGCATTTTGAAAAGATTTGAGCAAATGTCAGAACAAACTGGCGCTCAGTACGCTGATCCAACGGCATATCGAAAGGTTGGTTCATTGGTTGACAGTGCTTTGGTTAAAGAATTTGATGCTAAAAAATTAAAAGTAGATAACGCATATCAAAAAGCTCGAGATGCTGGTGAAACAAAACAAGTGGTTGATACTGCACCATTAGAGCAATGGCTTGAAACAAATGCGCCAGAAGCCATTTCTGTTTCTGAGATTAATTCAATTGGAGCAAAGCTACAACAACTCAAAAAAGTAACAAATGGACAAGTTACTGTAGATGATCTTGAAAATTTATACAAGGTCGCAGGGGAATTAGGCGAGCCTGGCAAATCATCTGGTAAGTACATGAAAGAAGTTAAAAATGTAATTAACGACATGACTGAGGGTGCTGGTGGTGACCTTTACCGAGCTGCTAGAGCGCAACGCGCAGAGCTTGGCAAAGACTTTGAAAACACTTACCGTGTTGCTAAATTGCTTGGCACAAGAGGCGGTTATGCTGATCGAGCTGTGGCTTTAGATGATGTTTTTTCTAATGTTGTTCTTGAAGGCAGTTTGGAAGAAATGCGAACTGTTACAAAGTTGCTAAAAAAAGGCGGCGCAGATGGTCAACAAGCTTATGCGGAACTTCAAGGGCAAACTGTTCAATATTTAAAAGATCAGCTTACTAAAAATGCAAGTGGTCAGTTGTCATTTGCTAAGTTAAAAACGGCAATAGACACGTTGGATCGTGAAGATAAACTTACATATATGTTTGGCAAACAAGGCCGCCAGACGCTGGTAGATATGAGGGATGTTTTGCAAGATGCTTTGGTTAAACCAGAGGGCGCAATTAATTATTCAAACACTGGCAGTGTGGTGACAAGGTTTTTTAATGACTTAATTAAAAATGTATCGCCCAAATTTGCAAAATCTTTTATGGAAAATAAACAAATTACTAAACAAGTTGAAGAATCCACAAAATACAATGCATTGGCTGATGCTTTGAAAGGTACAAAATGAGTTACAACGGCAGCGGAACATTTGTAATAAACACCACCGGACAGCCGGTAGTTTTAGGCACGGTCATATCTTCGACCGCCTTTAACTCCTTGACAGCAGACTTGGCAACGGGTCTGTCCACGGCTATCACAAAGGATGGACAAACGGCTACAACGGCGCGTATCCCGTTTGCTGCGGGTATCAATTCCACATTAGTCACGGACTCCACAAACACCACTACAGGCTCAATTCTTACCGCTGGTGGTGTGGGTATCGCTAAGGCGCTAAATATTGGTACATCTGCAACCATTGGCACAACTTTGACCTATGGCGGGGTAACGCTGACAGCGGCGGTGACCGGCACAGGCAAAATGGTTTTAGATACTAATTCAACAATATCAACATCTTTGCCAACTATTGACAACATTAAGATGGGTTACACCACCACTGCTACCGCAGGGGGGACAACCACTTTAACGGCAGCATCTAATTACCAGCAATTTTTTACTGGAACATTAGCCCAAACTATTGTTTTGCCTGTAACGTCTACACTGGCTTTGGGACTAGGGTATCACATTGAAAATAACTCAACTGGTACGCTGACGGTTCAATCAAGCGGGTTAAATACAATTTCAACAATTCCTCCTGGTGTAACTACGCAATTTACTTGCATTTTGATTACAGGAACAACGGCTGCATCGTGGGATTATGATCATATTGGATTTGCAGCAATTACTGGCACAGGCTCTGCTGTATTAGGAACTAGCCCAACTATTACAACGCCAACAATTAGCCAGTTAAGTTCGGCAGCAGCTACTTCTTTAATATTGCAATCTGCTGGCGCTACCGCAATTACTGTTGACACAAGTCAAAACACAACATTGGCAGGAACATTAACAACTTCTTCAAGAGGTATTGCCAAAGCATCAATGCCAGCTGGAACTGTGTTGCAAGTTGTAAGCACAATAAAAACCGATACATTTTCTACTACATCCGGTACTTTAACGGATTTAACTGGAATGTCTGCAAGTATTACTCCTACAAGCACATCAAGTAAAATTTTAATTCAATATAGTATTGGACAAATTGGCCCTGGAGCTGATCAAGCAATGGGTATTGCATTAATAAGAGGTTCTACTCTTATTGGTGCTGGAGCAACTGCGGGAAGCCGTATTTTAACTTCTACCGCTGGAGTGTATCCTTCTGATAGAGGTGGCCCTCAAGCATTTTGTTTTTTAGATTCGCCAGCAACTATATCTTCAACAACTTATAAATTGCAAATTTATGTAGCTGGTGGAACTACAGTTTATGTTAATAGGTCTGCAACAGACACAGATACCACAACATATGCAAGAACAGCATCAACAATTACTATTATGGAGATTGCAGCATGAATCACAATGCAATATATGCACTTTATTCACAAGTTGTCACTATTGATGACGAAGCAGGCGCAATTGATAAAAATGGCAACAAGGTTGCAATTGACATCAATGCTGTTAATGCGTGGGTTGACCCCAACGCATACAAAGCCAAACGTGCTGCTGAGTACCCTCCAATGACTGATTACCTTGATGGTATTGTCAAAAGTGATCAAGCGCAGATTGACAAGTACATAGCCGACTGTCAAGCAGTCAAAGCTAAATATCCCAAAGGTTAAACATGAGTGACGAGCTTGAATTAAATTTTGCGGTGCATGAGGCCATTTGCGCCCAGCGGTATGAATCCATTCAAAAGACTTTGGCTGACGGCGACAAGCGCATGACCAAGATTGAGTACCTGTTGTACGCACTGATGCTTTGCGTTTTGTTTGGTCCAGGCGTTGCCGGTGAGTTTGTCAAAAAACTTTTGGGGCTGTAAATTGATCCTTTCACACTTGCCCTTGCCGCCATTGCTGCGATTAAGCAAGGTGTGGCGCTGTACAAGGATGCCAAAGCGGTCGCTAAGGATGTCACCTCCATCACAATGGAGATTTCTGGTCACATCGGTAAATTCTTTGATGCTCATGAGCAAGTCAAAGCCGCAGCAATTGAGCAAAAGAAAAACCCGCCAAAGGGTAAATCATTAAAGGCACAGGCACTTGATAACATCTTTCAAGAGATGGAGCTTGAGCGCCAAGCCACTGAACTGAGGGAATTGTTAATTTACGGCGTAGACCCAGCACTGGGTGCGGTGTGGTCAAGGTTTCAGGATGAGTTTGAAAGATTGCAAGCTGAACAGGAAAAGGAAAGGTTAGCGCAAGAGGCCAAGGAAAGGGTAGCGTCATGGCAACGGCGAAGAATGCTAAACCAGCTTCAAGACAGGGCGCTAATAATCGGGGCGGTGGCGATAGTTTTTATTTACCTCCACCTGATGTTTTACGCAATCAGCCAGATGAGGATAGCGAAATGGGGTTCTTGATTTCTTTAATTGCAATGGTGGCTGTGTTTGGTGTGCTTTTACCTTTGATGGCAATGTTGTACTTTGACATTTTGGAAGTTAGAGAGCAGACCAAACACCAGCAACAAGTCATTCAAAGAATGATCAACGAAGCAAAGGACAAGCGTGATGCAAATAGACCCAAGTGACACAACCGCCAAGCACTTTATTTATTACTTTGCATGGTTCTGGTCGGCAACCTCAGTTATCTACTTTTTTTGCGTGACGTTCATCCCGTTGCCAGATGGTGGTCGAGACTTTGCCAATATCATCCTTGGATTCTTGCTAGGTACAGCGGTTGCCACGATCATTTCGTTCTTTTACGGTTCAAGCAAATCTAGCAAAGACAAAACTGACGCAATGATGAAAGCAGATGATGTTAAACCTGTTTAACCCGTGGGTATGGATTGGTGTATTGTTTGTAATTTTGGGGGCGGCTACGGCTGGATACTCAAAGGGTGAGAATGATGAACTCATGCGCCAGCAAGCTGAGATTGCCGCATTAAATGCCGAGGCTAGACAAAAAGAGCAGGCGCTGATTGCTGCGGTTAATGTCCAATCAAACCAACTACAGAAAGCAAATCAAAATGCAAAACTTTTACAGCAAAAGCACAATGCTGATATTGAGTCTGGCCTGCTCAAGCTGCGGGTTGCTGTCAAAGCCTCCGACTGCCCCGTACCAACCTCCGCAGATGCCAGCGTTACCAGTGGAGCTGACCTCAGAACCGCTACAGCCGAACTTGACTCAGAGACTTCTAAAGCTCTTATCGCCCTCACCAGCGAGGGAGACACCGCCATCAGAAAACTTGCAACCTGTGTCGCCCTCTATAACGAAGCCCGTGAAACCTTAAAAGGCCAGAAATGAACCTTACGCCAAACTTTACTCTTGAGGAATTAATCCATACAGACCACCGCCAGTTTGACAATATGCCTGATGCGGATGAATTGGTTAATCTGTACCGTTTGGCTGATTTTCTGGAACAGGTCAAGGTCGTGTTGGGTGGCAAACCCATAATTATCAATTCTGCATTTAGAAGTGCTGACGTAAATCGGGCAGTGGGATCGTCTGACAAGTCACAGCATCGCCGTGGTTGTGCTGCTGATTTTAGAGTGCCAGGCATGACCCCTGATGAGGTTGTCAAGGCTATTATTGAATCTGACTTAGCCTACGATCAGGTTATTCGTGAATTTGCAACTCCTACTGGCGGCGGTTGGACACACATATCAATCCCCAATATTGAAAATGCTGAACCCCGCAACATGGCGCTGATCATTGATCGCCAAGGAACAAGGATGTTTGCTTAATCGGCAAAGATGTAAAGTAACAGGACAATCCCGCCAATGCCAATAAGTGCGCCAACCGCCATGACCAATATGGTAATAAACACTTCCATTACGTGTTTTTATCCTTGAGTTTGGCTTCAATGGCTCTGGCAAATACATCAGAATCAATTTCATGGTGTACTGCCCGAACGCCTGTGTAAATGTAATCAATCTCCTCATCCGTCAACCCTACCCATGTGCGCTGTGGTGGGGTGGTGTAAACGGGAACTATGTTTCTAAAATAGTTTGGGTCATTCGGTGGTGGAGTAAATAAAATTTCATCACGCCAGCCAAACTGGTCGTCATCACGATACTCTTGATACATCCACGCTTCAGGCTCTTGCTCTTTGGGTTTTGGTGCGCCCAAAAACTTTTGAACATTTGCCTCATGTCGCTTAATGTTTGTTGGCTCTTGCTCTGGCTGTGCCAAGGCTTCTTTGATGGCTTCCATTGCTTGCACAATTTGTTGCACATGGTCATGCGCTTGACCCCACTCACAAGCCACCTTGCCTTTGTGCAACGCCTCAAGCGCCAGCTTCAATGCTTCATCTTTTGTCATGTCTTACTCCTTAATGCCGTGGGCGGCTTTAAACCCTGCTTTGAAATAATCATCAGCACCCATGTCTAGCCATTTATCGCTAGATGTGTCGAACTTCGATGCGTACAATTTAAATTCTTCATCTATCTGCTCATCAGTCAACGGCTTGCGCTGTGGTGGGGTGGTGTAAAGAGGGATTTTGTCCAACTTGATTGTTGTTGGCGTGTCCCATTTCACATAGTCATGTGCAAATTCAAGCCTGCGCTTTTCAACATTAACATATGCCACAGGCTCTTGCTCTGGCTCAGGCTTTGCCTGAACACTATTGTGCTGTGCCAAGGCTTCTTTGATGGCGGTGATGGCTTCATTTACTTCCTCCATATCGTTTCTATTGCAGGCTTCCAGCGCCTCAAGCGCCAGCTTCAATGTTTCTTGTGTCATGACTTCACCCCGCAAACTTTTTCCATGTAAGCAACATAGCATTGGTCAGGGGTTTCAAATTCTCTTTCATCAAAATCTAAATACCAATACGCTTTGCCAAGCCCCCATTCACCAGTGCGCTTGTTCCTTTTTGTGTCAACCTCTTTTCGCAACATGTGTTTGTCATTGCGATATACACGCAATGCGCCAGTATCAAAGGTAACTCCCATTCTGTATTCAAGCGGCAGTTGACAGAATTCTTCAAATGTCAGTTCAGTCATGCTTCACCTCTGGCAAATTCACCGTGAATTGTTTTTCGTGCGCTTATTGCAACTTGTGTCGCATCATCCTTATGCAAAAAAGAACCAAGATGAACATTTTTTTTGTTGATACAAATTGAAGCAGTCCACCTATTTATTTGTTTATGCCAATAAACACCTTTGACACCACTTTGTGCTGTTGCTCGTCTATTTTGATTGTTTTGATTTAAAGTAGCCTCACGCAAATTTTCTATTCGGTTATCTGACCTTATGCCATTTATATGGTCAATTTGTTCAGGCATAAACCCATAGTGATACATAAAAATCAACCTATGAATTCTGTAAATCTTTGATTTAACACTAGCAACTAAATAACCATTGCTGTTTAAAGAGCCAACAATGTCTCCAACTTTTCGAGATTTGCTGTTTATTTTTGCTATCAACTTTCCATTTTGATAGTTAAACATTTCTTGTAATTCTGTTTGGTTAATCATTTTTATCTCCTGTTCTGGCTCTGATGGCCCTTGCAAAATAAGCACCAACACACGCTTCCCAAGACCATTCGACAGCAGTACTGCTGTCGTCTTCACACACCTTTGCACAGGCTTCACGCTCAAGGCTAACTGCTTCATTAAACCCTGCTATGCCTTTTTCATAGCCATTCTGAAACGCTTTGTCAGCTACAAGTTTGGCAAAGGCTTCAAGGTCGTCAAACCCAGATTGATTTCCGTCTATAACTAAACCGACCTTTCTTGCCATCTCAATGATTTCTTGCGTCATATCAACTCCCGCTGAACAGGCACAAACCGCCATTCACGTTCTGCCCTGCCAGACTTTGACTTGGTGGTCTTGCCGGTCAGCTCCACCATACCCAATCTGGCAAGCTCAGGCAGCCGCCTAGCTACCTGATTCCCATCTAGGCCGGTAAGCTCTGCAATACCATCCTTTCCCCGCACACCAAACCGCTGTAGGCAATCCACAATCTGCTCAAAATGCTGATCAGCAAATGTGACCTGAGCTGCGGCGGCGTGGCTGGTCACTGGGTCAAGTGACCGTGCTCGATTAAAAAGGGATGTCATCTCTAACCCCTGTATTTGTCTTTTCCTCCAAGTCATAGCAATTTGCCCATCCCTCCCAGCCACCTTTAACTAAAGGAATTACATCAATTTTAATTTTTAAATATTCGCCATCTTCAAACAAATTTCCAATTGTTTGGTAGCGTTTTTTTTCTTGACCGTTTTTGTCTTTGTATGTGCTAGTAATGACGCTGATTTCTTTGATTTTTTTCATGGGAGGCTTTCAAGTTGTTGGATTTTTAGGTCTACATCACCCAAGAACTGGATGACTGAATTCTCAAGCAAATTAACCATTTCGGGGTCATAGTTAATGCGCTTGATGAATAGCTGATGTCTTTCTGGAAGACGTGGATCAAAACTTA